CGTCTAGACGGCTCAAGGTATCCAGCGTACTGGGCTCTCGCCAATAGAGATGGGAGGACTTGAACCTCCCTGTACGGCCTTATTTACCGATTACTCTTGTGTACTCAATGCCACGATATACGTAGGTTACAGTCATTGTACTCTCCATATACCAAGCCCCGTTCCATGCTTGGGTGTCATGCGTCCCTTGCGGGATGAACGGACGGCAAGTTACTTCTTGCGTCGTTTGTGGTTGTAGTTTATACGTCGACTACTTGTCTTAGTTCTATTGAACTTGGCCTTCTCGGCACTCGACATCTCACCTGTAGTCTTAGGTGTTTTTGAGGAGACACGTCTAGATGGTCTGCAAGCTGGGTAGCCTTTACGCTTCTCACCTTTCTGTCTGCCACAGGGCTTACCAGTTTTGGTGTCAACCCATTTTTCTTGGAACCATCTACGTAAGCTCATCTTCTTTTGCCTTTAGTGTAACCGGGGCTAGTCTTCTTCTTGCCACCAGCTTTGACTTGACCCTTACATACCTTTACACCGTAGGCGTTAGCATATGCAGAAGGGTATACTTTGAATTTTCTTTTGGCTGCTGCTTTACCTCTTGGACATAATTTACCCATCAGCGTTTCTTACCTCCATGTTTGCAGCCGCACTTTGATCCTTTCTTGTGTGCCATTATGCTTTACCTTTCATATCTTTTTTTAGCTTTCGCTGCCGTTTGATAATATCATCAAGCTGTGAACCACCAGTAAAGTCATCCATCTTCAATCTCTTGAGTAGATTCTTTAGGTTTCTTGGGCTGAAATCCATAGCAGTTTTATCACCTTTGCGATCCATGTACTCAGTATCATCAGGATCGTTGTCTTTCATTCTATAAGTTCTAGCCATTAGCATTTCCATCTGCGTAGGGCAAGTGCCTTTCGTGTAGGCTTGCCATTTGGTTTTTTCATCGGGCCTTTTACGCCTTTCATACGGGCACAAAATGACCTCTTTCTAGCCCCGCCTCCGGGCTGTGGAGCTTTGAGGTTAGAGCCAGTAGCACGATTGTACTTGGCTCTTCCCTTAGCTGTTAGGCCGCCTTTGCGGCTCTTCTCACCTCTTCCGAGAGACAGGCTTACGCCCTTTTTTCTTGCCATTTTTTCTTAGTGCTGCAAAGTCTGCTCCTGTGATCTTGTTGCGAGGTGGTGCAACACGACCAATCTTTTTCTGTTTTGGTGTTAAAGGCATTACCAGATACCGGGTATGATTTGCCCTGTCCAAGCGTAGTTGAGTAGAGCTGCAACTATACCTATCATAGCTAGTCTTCCGTTAAGCTCCTCTGCTGGATGCCATTTTTGATTTTCGTGGTTGTGGTGTGTCATGCTATATCGTTTACCGAGTTACCGGGTTTTGTAGTTTTTGCGTGAAATATGTCGTTCTTTTTGCCCTTTGCTAATCTACTAGGTGCTGGCACGAATGGGCCGGGATGAGGTTTAGGTGGTTTAGTATAAGGTGATCCTCCATCACCCTCTCTAGTTTTACCCATTACTTTTTCTTCTTTATCTTAAGTTTAGCAAGCATCTTTTTCTTTTCTGCTGCTGTCATCTTCTTTGGTCTACCTACTTGCTTTCCGTAGGTTCCTTTTCCCATTGGCATAATTAGAACTCCAAATCTGATCTGTCTAGTTTTTCGATAACATCTTGCCTGTAGGCAGGGTCGTTATCATACCTTGCGTCTGACATAGCACGGACAAGTTCCGCTTGGCTACGAAAGACATCCCCGTTGTTGGGGGCAGTTTTACCTGTTACCATTTTACCTTCTACTCCGTTTGCTGCATCGTACTCAGCTTTCAAACCAGATACTGCTAATCGAATAGCTGGTACATTACCTGAGTTTACAACATTATTGAAGGCATCTAACTGGTCTTTATTTATATTTGACTTAGCCCAGTTTACTATGTTGGCATACTGTTGTTCACCGCCAGCTGAGTTCTTGATCTGGTTGATTTGATCTTGAGATATCTCAACTTCTGGTGCAGCCGCTTGTTCTGGCTGATTTTTCTGCACTTCCATGTAAGCTTTGATTAAGTCTTGTGTTGAAAGAGATGAGAACTTAGCCATAGTCTCATCAGATAACTTATTGCCGTTGGCATAATACTCATCGCTGGCTGATGTAATCAGACTAGCGTGGTCAGAGAGTGTCGGCTTCTCCTCTGACTTTTCCTCTGTACTAGCTTCTTCTGTATCCTCTTTCGTATTCTCACCGAGTTTCTTTTGTAACTCTATGTAAGCTTTTTCTAATTCTTCTGAACTTTTATATTTACCAGCCAGTAGCTGTTCCTGATCTCCCTGTAACTTCTCACCGACAGCAAGGTTTTCTTGCTCCTCTGGTGTAAGGTTATCAGGCATGGTCTCAGTCTGTACCTCTGGCTGGTATGATAATGTTTCTGACATTTACTGTTGTGGTGGGGGTAGCTGTTGATTTATGTTCTCTAACGCTGCCGCTGCTTGTTCGGCTATCTGTGGATTCTTCTGTGGGTCCATCAGTGGTGTGCCTGCTAGCTGACCGGCTTGGTCAATGAGAGACTGGTTTGCTCTTTCTGACACTTGCTCTTGCTTGAGCTGATTCAACTGATCGCCTGACCTTACAAGGTTTAGTACATCTATACCTTGTGCAGCTGCTAATCTCTTGATAGCTTCACTTGGATCAATGAACTTGACTAAAGCCTCTGGCCCCAGTGTCTGAGCAATGGTTGCTATAAATCTAGTAAGTGACTCGTTGTCCTGTCCTCTACCTAGACTATTGATACCAGCTACTATCTTTGGTCTTACGACATCTTTAGGTAGTCTTGGTATCTGATTACTTCTCTGTAATATTAACAGAGTTCTATTGAGGTAGGGTACTAAAAACTCTACCGTTAGTAAGCTGAACAGTCCGCCAAGCGATTGTTCTAGCTCTAGCTGTGTAAGGCGTACCTCTTCAGCTGTAACTCTCTCTGCGTTCCTGATGTTCATAACCAAGAAAGCTTCGAGTATTCTTCTTTCTATTGTTGCTGCTAGCTGTGCAGCTGTAGCGAAGTCTGCTGTCTTACCGACTTGCACGACTCCTACGTCTTCTGGTCTACCCTGTATGATGGCTCCGTTACCAGCTTTGGCAAGAGTTCCGGGTTTGGTAGTTGCAGATGGTGACACAAGAAATACAACTTTACTTGCTACACTTGCACCCTCTACGAGAGCTTGAGATAGTCCATCGAGACTCCTTAGATCCCCGATAAACTCTTCTACTCTACCACGTCCGTAATCTTCTCCGTCTACTGTATTGAATCGAAGCACTAACCATGGCGAGGCGTTCTTCGGTGCTGTGCTCTGGCTACCTTCTAGGATCATTCCATCCACTTCTTGATGCCATCTCCAGTTACCGCTGCTCTCGTCCATCTTAACACAGGTGTATACCTCAGCGTCGTCTTCTGTAGCACCATATTCGCCGTTTGGCTCTTCGTTAGGAGGGGGTGCTATGCCCAAAACCTTACGACTTACTAATTCTTTAGTAATGATCTCTATAACATTACCGTTACCGTCTCTTTCTACTACGTATCGTTGTAGAGGATAGTGTTTCAAACCATCCTTGCCCATGAATATCAAGGCATTACCCGATACGATCAGGTGTTTCAAGGCTTGGTGTACGACCACACGATCGCTTGATGCGGCTATGTAATCCATAATCAATCTCTCAATCTTAGAGAAAGATAGGTCTAGCTCACTACGCATACTCTGATCGAGCTGCTCACCTAGCTTATCGTCTCTTACCTGTAGCTTGAAGAAGGCTGACTGTGGTGGTAGTATTGCTAGCATAAGTTTTGCTGCAAGCGTTACGACCGCCTTTGCTCCTACTGATTGGTAAGGTTGGAGGAGAGTTCTTTTGCCTTTGAAGTTATCATCTTGAGTAACTAGATAGGGTAAGGTAAGTTGAGAGCACTCTTCAGCTACATCTAAAAACTGTGTTCTACCTGATGATAGCATCGAGTATCTTTCTCTTGCCTTATACATTTAATCCTCCTGTTCCTGACCCGCTTTCGGCTCCGGTATTGAGATTGATTTTAAGAGCGTCTGTACCTGTTCTCTTAGCCGCTCCACGTTCATCTTCTTTCTTTGATGATGTTCCATATTCTACTCCAGCTACATCGTCAGGGTCTAACAACTCTTTCTTGTCCGGCATGCGAGATGCTCTAACTAAGTCAGGTTGTCTTGGCTGTATAGGTGCTGGGGTAGATATAGGTGTGGGGGCACTTCTGCCAAATATGCACATGTTATTCTTCTAAAATAGTTTTTATATATTGTACCACTTCCCATTGTCCGGAGCGGTACATGATGGAGGCTATATCCTCCTTGGGGTGGACAGGATACCAAGCGAACTTGGATTCCAAATCCTCTACTAACGTCTTAAGTTTTTCTGAATGAAAGTTAAGCGTATTGGGGGAGGTTTGTATTTGCATGTTCAAAGAACGCTGGCATACGAGCTGCTTTTGTGTCGGCAAACTGTGGTGCTTTGCCTTCATACATCAGCCGGTCGCTCGCATCCAGCCAGAATGATTTGTCTAAATGTTTGTCCGGTGAAGTTTTTAGGGGTTGTAGTACCCAAGATATAGTTGCCTTCCTAAGCTTATCCAAAGAATTGCTAGGAACAAGACCAAGCTCACGACATACGAGACTATTTGTTGCCACGTGAATTTGTTCATCTCTGGATATATCAGCTGATACTGTTCTGAGAGCAGCGTCACCAAGAAAGCGAAACATAGGCAATAGAACAAAGAATATAGCTCGCTCTGCAACGAGTGCCTTTGTGATAGTATGGTCAGGGTGTTGTATCCAAGCATCTCTTAACCTTATCGCCTCCATTTCAGCAATGGGATCAGCCCCATGGGATTCAACAATGAAGCCCAGAGCGAGATCATGCTTAATCTCATCTTTAACGTTTGACTCAAGAAGTGTCCTCGCTGCTTGCGGGACTTCTTTCTCCAAGCCTTGTGTAATAAATTCTCCAACTGGTAGCTCCATATGACGTATTGCGAGAGCACGTTTGATGGTTTCTTCAGCACCAGATCTTACCTCCCCTTTGGTTGGTTTTACGGGAGTCCATGTTCTTTTCCTTCCTAATAATTTTTCGTATGGGTTCATTGTTCGCAGTCACATTTGATTTTGTTGTCAAGAATACCATCCAAATAATCCTGTATGTCGGTATCTCCAAGTGCTGCATAAGCGTCAGACTTATCTTGGACATCGCCCATAACTTGTAATGAATAGTACAAAGAGGT